GTGGTTGTATCGGGCAGTCCATGCTTCCTGCGCATTGTCATAAGCAATGGCAGAACCCTCGTTTTTAACGGGGGCAGCAGAGAAACCAGACAGTTTTGTTTCTTCTTCAAAAGAACGCTCAGAGGTTTCGGTTTCATAAATCTCTTTATGTTCCTCACCATATTTTGCGTACTCCAAACCAAACAAAGCGTTCAGGCCGGGGAGAAGTTCTTTAAGTAGTTGTGCGCGTGAAATAGCCATGATCTAGCTCCTTATGCTGTAGCAGTTGCTGCGTAATACTCGTGCTGACCAAAATTCAGTTTGACCAGAATTTCTGGGAACTGATTAAAGACCAACGTTGAGCTTGCAACAAAAGCGGTGAGGGGGGCTTGATTCAAAATCACAGTCGTTGCACCAGCCGTCGCTGCTGTATCTACAAAGGAGCCTGAAGCAATGTAATTGCCGTTAGAGTCCAATGAGCCTACATCAGTACCAACAGGCAACGCAAAGGGAATTGCGCTACAAGTGATAGTGGCAGTTGAAATGCTTGTGAATGTGGCTTGACCAAGAGAAACTTCAGTGTCTGGATTCAAACCTAATACACGCAAAGGCAAAGCATCTGTCGTTGCAGGCGTATCGGTTGGAGCTAGAACCGCGTTCTTTGAATTACCAGTTGCAGTGCTGCCAGTGTTATTAATCATGGCCACGTTTTGGCCGATCATTGCACGAGCACCAGAAGCAATAACAGTAGTAGCCGAGCAAACAACAGCAGAAAACACGGTGTCAGGATCGTCACAAACGATACCAACAATGTCACCCGCAGCAGTATTTGCTGGATAATACTGAGAAAAAGTCTTCTGCTTGGTTAGCGGATTGGTATACGAGCATCCCAAAAAGACACCGACAACCGTACCTAACGTACCAGTACTTACAGAAAGACGCTCTAAATTACCGCGAACCAAGCCCACGAGGTCACCATAGAAGATGTTCGTAGCGTAGTTGTTGATGATTGCGTAATCACGGGTAGAACCCGCAAATACTTGACCACCGATCAAGTTGATCGGCTTTAGGCCGTAAGGGGCCGAGACGACGGGATAAGCCATTTAAGACTCCTATAAAAATTTAAGTACCTTTGCCAAAGCTACTTGAGGATTTACGCTCTTGGAAGAGCGGCATCCGCGCATCGCTTTGACGCATGAAACTGTTGTCTACGGCATCTGTCTGAGCTTGTGTTTGATTAGCGAAGTGTTGTGTACGCTGGCTAACAAAGTCAGTAGGTGTTTTGCAAAGCAACAATCCACCGATCTCAATGTTGTCGCGGTAGCGGCTATTGGGATCAGCTAGCAGTCGAAATTTGGGTTGTTCCTCAAGTGCAACGGGTTCCCAACCTTCGCGGAGTTTGGCCGATAGGTTACGGGGGTCAGCCGCGTTTAACGTTGAGACACGAATCCAGCGATAGTTATACCCAGGCTGTTTGTCTGGCTCAGGTAAAATTTCAGGAAGCGCCCACTGCTTAGGACGTTCTTGTACATCGCGTGTGTCAAACTCTCTTGTAAGTCTTTTTTCAGCCATTTTGGGCCTCCACTTTCAGAAACTCTCTCACGTATTGTTCGGGAGTGATTCCTAATTTTTTAATCGTATTCAACTGGCTCTGCTTAAGCATGACCTTTTTGGGGGCTGTGCTGCGAGCTACCGGGGCTACTACTGTGCTAGGTTTTGCTCTAGCAGGCTCAGTTTTAGCCGTTGATTCATTTGATTTCTTTTGGAAAACCTCTGGAAATCTTTTACGGATTGTTTTGTCCAATTCCGAATAATACTCATCCGAGCCAACTGAAACGCCAGAATCCTTTAGATCTTCGTGAACACCTAAAGCATAAGCCGTCATTCCTTTGTTTTGACCAAACCATTTGTTACGGTTTTGCCAATTTTCAGCCTTGTTGTCGGGCTTAGGAACGGTTTGTCGTTGCTCTTGACGCGGTTGTACTTCAAATTCCTCTTCTTGTAAAGGGGGTAGCTTAAAGTTTTTAATCTGCATTAACTTGTAATTAACAATCTGCAAGGCTTGTTGAGCCTCAATCATCTTGTCAGTATCGCCAGAATCATATGCCTCGCGGTATGCGCGCTTGGCCATTTCCAACTCCATGTTGGCGGCATTCTGTACAGTTGCAACGTATTCTTTTTCACCACTAGAAAGAATATTTTTAATGCGTTTATTTTCTTCTAATAAACGCTGGGCTACATTTATAGCTTCATTTTGCTCACGTAATGCCGATTCTTTCTCACGGCGCTCGTCATGCCAGACCTTACGCATTTGCTTGAGTTTAGTTTTGACCTCATCGTCATACTTATCAAGCTCATCTTTTTCCAGCTCATCAACCAAAGGTTTTGGCATTGGCTGGCGGCCACGGTCTTGAGCCGGCGTATCGTCTTCTATTTCAATCTCAAACTCGGGCTCGTTTGCCTCGGGTTTGTTTTTTTCTGCCGTTTCGTCTGGAAACTTAAATTCGTCTTTTTCAAATTCAGGCATTTTGTACTCCTTTATTTGCGTTTAATACCACGGGGATCATCAACAGTGCCCTCTACGGAGTCATCATTAATGATACGGAACTCTCGACCATGAATCACCAAGCGGGTGCCCGCATGAGGACGCACAAGAACGAAATCGCCTTTTTGACAATACGCGCCATTTGGAAAGCGTGCAGGGTCTTTGTAGCAGTCTGGGCCCATATCGACAACAAACAAGACAGTTGTGAGTGTCTCTTCATTGCGCATGGTTTCGTCTGCTTTAATTAAACCAATCTCGCTATCTTCAAACTCTTTCTCCGCCTCTGGGATGGCGCATAGAATTCGATAGCCAGATGGCTTAGGTAATAGTTTTCCTTTTTCCTCTGCGGTTGAAGCAAAGTTATAAGATCCGACTACTTGCGGGTTGCTGGCGTCTGTAGCCAACAGGATGGAACTAGTCATCCATTTTCTCCATGGTTTGTTGCAGGTCTAGTGCATATCCTCGCACAGTGAGCAGACCCTTAATCTCACCGCAGAGTTTCTTGTACTCCTCAAAGTTTTCTGCTCGGCCTTCAGCCAAGTAGTCTCTGAGTTGAGCAACCTTCTCGTCAGATTGCTTTACCAGTACTTCAATTATGTCCATCATTCTTCCTTAGTTTGTTGGGTAGCTTGACGTTCCATACCGCGCTCTTGGCTTGACTTGTTTTGGTGTGCGTTTGACAGGTGAGTCAAAACTTCCACACTCTTATCAAGCAAATGGGACTGTTTAGTATTCTCCATTTGAGCCATAGCTCTTGCTGCTTCAATCTGCTGACGCTGAGCCTCAATGGTTAACTGCTCTTGTTTGAGTTGAGCATCTGTTGCATCTTTGGCCACTTTGCGCTGCTGTTCTGCAGCTTTGATCTGCAACTCTTGTTGTTGCAACTTAACCATTGGATCTTGAGCCTGTTGCTGAGCTTGCTGCTGAGCTTGCTCTTGCTGGTTTCTTGCAAGCAGGCGTTGTGAAGCCTGTGCCAACAATGGCGCCAAACGTGCTTCAACATCCGGATCCATATTAATATCTTCTCCGGACTCATCTTTTTGAGGCGGCAAACTCATACCCAGTTGTGATTCAATCTGTTTACGGTACTCAAAACCTAAATGCTCATTAACGTGCGCCATCATTGCAGACTGCAATTGTTTGGCCATAGGATTATTCTCCAAAAGAGAAGAAATCTTAGGATCTTGCAAGGCTGACATATGAACCATAATGTGAGCTTGGTGGTCTTGGTACATAAATGCCTTGACCGGCTTCATCATCAACACGTTCTGGTTTTCCGACACAGGATCTGTAGGTTTCTGGTCTTCTTCCATTGGAACAAGTTTGGCTGCCTCTTTAATGCCCATTACTTCTAGCATCTGACGATGCAACAAAGGCATATTGTAAAGCTGGGGTGACTGCTGAGCCAGCTGCATAACGGCTTGGTACTGCACAATCTTTTGCGCCATAGTAGACGCATTAGGGTCACTAACCGGGATCACATACACATCGTCGTAGTCACTGCGCTTAGCCCTACGCGAACCTTCGGTGGGCTGATAATCGTATTCTTCAGGCGTATACGCTGCAATAATTTCTTTCAAGAGCTTTAACTCTTGCTTCATTGCGTAGTGCACGCGCGCCTGAACGGCACTCATTACTTTTAATGTGCGCTCAAGGATAGCTAGCGTAGTTCCAACCGGAGCATTGGCCGACATATCACTGATCTGAAGATCTGCCGTATTAGCAAAGCGGCGACCCTCATCCACGATCTGACCTAGCAAAGCCATTAATGTTTGGCTAGGTTCCTTGTATGGGAGCGGCAATAAGTTGTCACGGATAGTCCCGCTAGGTACATCCACATCTCTCCACTCGCCCGGAGAAATAGGCGTATCGTCACCTTTTACACGTAGGCCGCGAGCTTTAAAGCCGCCAGGCAAATTACTTAAAGTACCAGCATCAACAAGCTGACGAATAAGAGAAGTGCCTGACTTAGCAAAAGCCCCAATGAGGTGGATGAGGCCAAAACAGTAGAAACCAAACCCGGGAACGTAGCCGTAATGTACATAGTGTTGGCGTTTTTGGCATGTTTCATCATCTTCATTCCAATTGCGGCGCACGGCCAAAACTTTGTTTGAGCCTTTTTCAATGGTAACAATGTACGGTAATTTAATACCTGTAGGCTCGCCATCTTCTTCGTGCTCAAAGCCAGGTAGATCTAAATCTACGCTCATCTCAAGAAGTTTATAGCGGCTGTCAGTCGTGGCTCTAAAGCCCATCTTCTCCGCAATCTTTTTCTCTACTTCATCCAGCACATTCTCAGGATCACCCAGATCAATATCTCGATAGAAGCCAGCCACCTGTAAGCGGCGTAGCTCATTCTCAGTCTTACGCATTACATGGGTAACACGCTCAGCCGTCTCTAAGTTACTTGCACCATAAGGAACAACTAAGTCTTCCGCCGGCACAAACAAGGAGATCTGACGCTCTATGTGAGGGTCATAGTAGACTTTTTTAAACGCATTACCAGACAAGCCTAAGCCCCACAGCATGCGTTCATGCTCAGGACGGAACTCAGTCATTACATCCGTCAACTGGTAGTTCATATCTTCTTGGACGCGAACTGCCGACTCTTTCTTCTCAGGTGTCTCTTTACCAATAATCTGAGTTTTCACCGGCCCAGCCGCAGGAAAGCTACTCATCATTGTTTCGGCTTGGAACTTAACCAAAGCTTCTGACAATAGGGGGTGGTAAACACCGCATGCACCTTCCCACGGCTCGGTGCGCTCCTCAATCTTCATACCCAGAAGTTCTAGACCATCTACATAGGTCTGCATCCAGTCTTTGCGGCTTCCAATGTCATCATCAAAGTCGCTAGCCAGCTCACTAGCCAATTCTTCTAGTGCGCTCTCGTCTAAATAATCAGCCAAGTTAGAGTCAAACTCATCGCCGCCTTCTAAAGCTTCTGGGCCAATAGCAATCTCTAGCTCAGTAATTTCAATCTCGGGCTCCATCTCAATTTCAATTCCTGGAAGTTCCGCCAAGGCATCTAATCCTTGTGGTGCTTGGTACAGTGCCTTATCAATAGCCATATGTGTCCTTAATAATATGCAACTTTTCGGCGGTAAACCTGCTCTTCTTCTTCATCAGTGTTTAACCTTAAAAAACCGCCCTGTCTAAAACGAATTAAAGCCTGCGTGCTTGAGTCTACCAAGTCATCGTGAGCCGCATTAGGGAAAGAAGCCATCTGCTCAATCAATTCATGCGCCCACCGAGTATCCGGAGCCCATACTTTACCCGACCTAAAGAGATCCGTCACGGAGTTTATACGAACAAACTTATCATTTCCACGAACCGGCGTGTATTCCTGTACAGGTACGCCCATTCTTCTCATTTCAAAGATCAAAGGAGAGCCAGCAGCCTTAGCCTCAATGATACAAGTGTCCGGCTCCCAAATGTTGTACATCTCAAAAGCTTTTTCCTTCAATTCAGGAAACTCCAGCCGCTCTTGGTACGCTTCCAGCAAGATCACATTCACGTTTTTAGGATCTTCGTCCATGTGAAACACGCCCCACACAGTACAAGCCGAATAGTCACTCCGCTCTGACTTCGTAAACGCTGTATCCCAGCTCTGAATTACATATTCACATCTAGGCGGCTTCTCTCTCTCCCAAATCTTCCACCACTCTCTCTTAACTAAAGCTCCCTCTTCGCCAGTCGGCTTCTGCTGGTACTGGGCATTCCACTTGGATACTGGTAATTCTTCCTTCAGGGCTTCTAATTCGTCAATAGACCAGAATTCAGGCCATAAGGGGTTACCACTAGGCATGATTGCAGGTAATTCAATCAACTCCCACTCCTCACCCTTCTCCCTTTTAAGCGCATCCTGCAATACTCGGCCCGTTAAATCGGCTTCTCCCCAGCGAGTCATCACAATCACAATAGCTCCGCCTGGCTGGAGACGCTGACGAGGTCCCGAGGTGTACCACTCATACACTTTCTGGTAAATCTCCGGATTACCAGACGCCGCAGCCGCCTCCTGCTCCGAGTGAGGATCGTCAATGATCAACAAATCGGCACCCTTACCAGTCACAGTACCTCCAACTCCAATAGCGAAGTACTCTCCATTCTTATTCGTAGCCCAACGGCCAGCAGCTTTACTGTCCTGACGTAACTTAACCCCTGGAAACACACTTGCATACTGCTCAGAATCCACTAAGTTCCTAACCTTACGTCCAAAACCTACAGCAAGATCAGCCGTGTTAGAGCACTGGATTACTTTCTTGGCGGGGTTCTTACCCAAAAACCAGCTAGGTAGTAAATACGAGGCAAATTCCGACTTAGTATGTCTCGGCGGCATGTTAATAATCACCCGCTTCATCTCCCCTTTAGCGATAGCTTCAAATTTTTTAGCCATCAGAGCGTGATGTCTCCCATGCACAAAGCCCGGCCACATCATTCTCACGTACTCCATGAAGCTACTCTGAGCTTTTTCTCTTTCCACGGCAGCTTGATAAACCTTCACCTCATCAATCAGCTTCTCATACAAAGCCGGATCTAGGTTATCTAACAACTTATCTAAGTCATCCTTGGGATTCACTACGTTCATCATTACTCTATATCCCTAAAGTTAATGTACACAGGACGAATACTCCGCCGGCCAGCCACCCTCTTCACTACCCCCAACTTAACCAATCTATCCACAATATCCTTCGTATTCCCTATCCCAGTTTTCCCACGCACATCCGCAATTTGCCGCAGAGTCGGGGAACACCCGTACTTCTTCCACCACTCATCCACAATGATAAAAACATCCTTTTGTACTGGGCTCATACTTTTCTCCATACACTCTTCATAACTCATCTCCCGCCGTCTTATCATGTCTCGATTTATTACTATCTGCATAAGTTGCCTATTTTTTAAGCAATGGTAACGCTTACCATTGGGGTGGGTTTACCCTTGGTTTTTCAAAATATATACCCCCCACCCCTATTTTGTTTCAAACGGTGACGGGGGGTCTTTCCAAAAGTCATCATCTGGATTTTCTGGTAATCCTTCGTGTGGAATACTATGTACATGTGAGGGGGGACTCCTACTTGGCAAATCGGGGGGTAGGGGGTCGCCCTCGGCAGCCTGGTCGATCGCCAACGGGGGAGGGTCTAACTCAGCCAATAGAGAGTCGGCATCCTTTACGGTAACGTCTGTCACTGTACCTTGTACTAGACTGCGAAGCTTGTCTAATAGCTGAGCCCTTGCGTCTTTACTGGATGTGATGTGCTCCACCACCTTGCGTTCGGTAAAGGCTGACACTTCTGTAACGGTGCCCAAAACCTTAGCCGCCGCCGTAATCTGTCCGGCTTTACTCTCCGGATCTGTGATCACCTTGACGAGGGAATGAATGACGAGGGTGCGCAAGTGTTCGGGGACAAGATATGCCTTCGCACTTTCCGCCAGTCGAATAGCTTCGATTTCCCTTTGAATGCCTTTATGCTTTTTTAGCATAGATGCGTTATTGCCAACTGT